TGAAATGTGGGCCTAATGGTTGCTATTATGTTAATTGATTTATAGATCAGTAATATAACCAGAAATCTTTGTTAGATTTCGTAATGCCAATGAAATGTGGGCCTAATGGTTACTATTATGATAATTGATTTATAGATCAGTAATATAACCAGAAATCTTTGTTAGATTTCGTAATGCCAATGAAATGTGGGCCTAATGGTTACTATTATGAAAGTGGACTTATGAAGTCTACAAGTAGACTATAAGGTCAGGGGCCCTGTCTCACGTTAAACGCAATCTTATTGCTGCATGAGCCAGGGGTAATACTGATTTTAGCAAGCTAAAATTACCCCTGACCTATAACGCCTTCGGCTGGACACCTAACGGTGTGACAACCTTCGGTTGGAGGATACATCTTCGTGTACACGCCTTGCGGCGACAATGGGGACACCCCCAAACGGTGACGGCCTAACTCACGGATAAATCTTTAAGATTTATTTTATCCGCGACCGGCCGAAGATAACTTTTTTTTGGACACACTATGCGTTGGAGCTAGCTCCAACACAGTGCCTCGTTTTAAATGAAACACTCGTCACTGCGTTGGCCTAGCCCCGCCTGCACTCGAGCACATTCAAATGTATTCGTTCAGAACGGTCCGCAAGCGTCCCATTCTAAACAAATCCATTTGAACGTACTCTCACTGGCCGCCACTACGTTTTAGTTATCTAGTTAACAGGTAAACACTGTGCTTCGCACCACCAAAAAAAATATATATATATAACAATTTAATGATAACCAATCATTTTAACACTTTGTGCTGCTGGAAGATAACGTCCTTGTCCGGAACTCATAATATTCGCTCCTGCTGCCATGAGAGCTGGAAAGGGACTACCACTTGATAAAGATTGTGCAATTCCTCTACCGAGTCCAATTAATTTTGGAGCGTCTTCCATAACCATTTGAGTAAATTTATTCCACGCAGAAGGTCCTTGTTCTGGAGCATGAGCTGATTGAGCAGCGTCGGCTTTCGAAACTTGAATAGCTCTTCCATATCCTGCAGAATCAGAATGAGAAGGCGTTTTTGAATCAACAGCTTTTCCGATGTATTCAACGTGAATAACAGCTTCGAGTTCTAATTGATCACCAGCATTTCCAGAGCATGCTATAATAAATGGAGTGGTTACGCCAGATGAATTTGGTCCTAAAGGGAGAGCAATATTTGAAAATTCTAATTCTCCTGGTTGAACAGGTCCAGAATTACATACAGTTGCGTCCCAATCTGAAGTTCCTGTTGGTCGTGACACAGTAGTTTGAGCAAAATCAGAATTAACGCTATTAAAATTACTAAAATATAAATCTTCATGTTCACCAGATTCTAAAGCATTATAAATACCTCTTCTATCAGTTTCTTTACCGGCATATCGAATTCTAACACCACAAGCAACAATACGAGCTGAAACGGTTTTGTTAACAACAATATCATTATTAGTATATGGTAATTTAGTAAAATAAGTATTTCCAAGTGCAGTAAATGCATTAAAACCTGTTGCGGCACCACCTACACTAACATTTGAAGTTGCGATAAGAGAAATAACATCATTACAAACTGAAGGAGTAAATGCTACGTAACCAAATCCAGTTGTACCTAGATTAAAAGAACCTCTAATAACGGCTTTTGATTTTTGTGAAGGTAATGGAAATAAATCACATGGAATACATACTCCTGCAGGTGTAGTAAAAGGATCATATAACGCTCTAATAAAATGTTTTGTGCAATCTTGAATCTGAGGCATTGCATATTGAATTTGTTGATTCATTGGACGACGAACATATTTAGCTTTGACAGCTTTTTTTCTACGATACCTTTGATCCTTTCTTTTGTAAGGTTGAGTCGCAGGTTTTTTCGTCGGTTTTCGAACTGTAATTTCGGACATGATAGTGTTATAATAAGGTATAAAATGTTTTTTTAAATAAATAAATAAATAGAGCATATTTAGCAGTAACATTACATAAAGTGGGGTGTAACAAGTATAAGAGTAGTTGTTACATTGCATATATCGAGTTATTTATCAATCGGAGCTAAATTGAGAGTGTAACAAGAAGATGTAATAGAAATATATATAAAATACTAGGGGGGGGTATGTAATATGCAAGCAATTAATTAAATATTTATTGTACATTAAAAAAGTGTAATAATTTGTAATAATTAATTATTTTTTTTTAATAAAAGTTATGTTTGCTAAGATATACAATCATGTCGGCTAAAAATATTCGGACAAATTCACAGCATTGGTGCTTTACACTCAACAACCCGTCAGTGGGAGATGAAGAGCGGTTATTAAACCTGGTAGATGCATCATATGTGATATTTGGAAGAGAAAAAGCACCCACTACAGGAACTCCCCACCTGCAAGGATATGTTAGCTTCAAGAAGCAGCATCGCATGAACAAAGTCAGAGATCTGTTGGACAATATCCGGACTCGTATCCATGTAGAGGTGGCGTTAGCAACAGACAAAGACAGGTGTATCAATTATTGTAAAAAAGGGGATCAATCCAAAGAAGAATGGAAAGAATTTCGGGAATTAGGACCGAACTTCGGCTTGAATGCGAGCTTTGAAGAAAAGACTTGGAAGAAAGATGGTAGAAAGAAAGATAAAAACGTATTCCGTGACTGCATTGAGTTAGCACGTGAAGGTAAAAATCTTCTTGAAATTGCCGATCATCATCCGGAATTAGTCATCAAACATCATGCTGGAATCAATAAAATGATTGAGGAAGTAAAAAAAGAATCTAGGCAATTAGAGGTTCAAGAAATGTTTGCAAATTTTAAACCTTTACCTTGGCAAGAGAAACTAGCAGAGGAAATAAATGGTGATACCGACGACAGAACTATTATATGGTATGTCGATAAAGAAGGAGGATGTGGTAAAAGCATCTTTTGTAAATGGCAAATGGCTATTAATAATGCCGAATATTTTACAGGCGGTAGAAGTGCGGATATTATACATGCTTGGCAAGGAGGAAAAGTTATTTTCTTCGACTTCTCTCGTACCGTTGAAGAAGTTACTAATTATCAAGCTATTGAAATTATTAAAAACAATATGGGTTTCTCTCCGAAATTTAATTCGACCAGCAAGTTGTATGTAGATAATCCGCACGTAATTATCTTCGCTAATTGGCCACCTAATCTCGAAGCTTTATCTAAAGATAGATGGAGAATAAGATATTTGACTCCAGAAAAAGATGGACCAAATAGAATATCGATTGCCTCCGAAAAAACTACTAATATTTTAACCGAGAATGAAAATATACCTGCGATTGAAGAATTGTCTGAAAAAATTGTTAAAATTTTAGATGTGAACGAGAGTATACCTGCTGTTCAAGATCAAACAACTGATTTAAATGTGATAAGATCGGCAGAATATGCTTGTAGGGCGTTTAATAGGGGATATGGATGTAAAATATCTTCTAACCTAGTAAACTGGTTTGAAGAAGTGTCTAATGAACAATCCAATAAAGAATTTTTAGATTCATGTGCCGTTATACTAACTGGCGATGTAATGATCCCCCAATAACATATATTTATATATATTTATATTTTTTTATCATTCATCAATTTCGTTTACGAAATGATCCCCTTATTAATAAATCACTAATATAACCAAAAAATCTTATCAGATTTCGTAATGCCAATGAAATGTGGGCCTAATGGTTGCTATTATGTTAATTGATTTATAGATCAGTAATATAACCAGAAATCTTTGTTAGATTTCGTAATGCCAATGAAATGTGGGCCTAATGGTTACTATTATGA